TGCGTTTTCACCCTATGTGACACAAAAAACTCGCAAGGGAATCTTCTAACCCTATAGTTTGTTGTGAAACGTACTCAATGCAGGGTGGCATTATGAACTTGCACCCTCGAACAGGAAAAATTCCTCGATCGTACAATGCTGCAGAGCAGCATTATATAACCGATTGAAACCTGTACGAAGGATTCGGGTAATGCCACTCTGACGACACAAAGTGCCGCTGGCCGGGTGCCGACCACTGGTGGGATGATTTACTCTCGCTGGCATCATCAAGCCACATTTAATTAGAAGGAGTGTCTGTCTCCTTTTTATTATTTCCCTGGTAATGTCAATGTCGTTCCTGATCCATAGTCCGAACTGACATACTGCAAGAGCGGTTGCCCTAGCCAAAAGAACAGTGAATAGTCATCACCTGCAGCGACATAGCGCATCACTCCACCAGGTTGTACCTGATCTGTACTGAACAATGTGCCAACATGCATGTCCACATGGCCCTGACGGGTATTGCTTGCCGTACCGGAAGGTTCATCTCTGGCGGGAGCAAATCGCTTGAAGGAGTAGAATGGGAATTCTATTTCAGCTCCCCCGTCAGTACTACCTTTGATGATGTGCATACCTCCGATACCGGATCGGTGCAAACGGAGATTAATGTCGTTCATCTTATTCTCATCTCCTAGTGTAGAATATTGGAAGTCTTGGACGGTAACAGCTGCAGTAGTACGGGGTCTATCTCTCCGCACCATCAGAACATTATCATCTGCAACTGGAATGTACTTGGAGCGTAAACCACCTCTCCAACCTGCATAGCATGGAGTAAACCAATGCAGGAGAGTGAGAGCACCATAATTCAAGGTAGTCACTGGTGATGTAGCTCCATGTCTTTTGAATCTTACCATTGGTCCTGGATAGTAAGGGAAATTGTATTCCCTCCACCAGACGCAATCTGCCCCAGCTTCTCCAAGTTGCGCGCCAATTGTGGAATGATAGCAATACCTTTTCAGCAGAGCGCGAATTGAGTGGAATGATTCTCCAAAGTACACGTGAGTAGCTGCATCCATCCAATCAAAATCTCCAATAGGAGCGATGGGACTAGCGTCCTCAGGAGCATTATCTGTCTCTTCAACCAGTTCCTCATTTTCTTCTCCACTTTGCGCGAGATACTCAACTCCAGACTGACTGTCGTATTGGAAATAGTTGAGGGCACCATCAGTCGGTCCTGCAACTTCAAAATCATCTCCAGCGCTAGCATAAATGTTCAAGTACACGCTTTGTCCAAGTGAAGGATCTGGAGATGTAAGTTGATTCAATACGGAGAGTGTTACAACCCCATTGTGGTACGTTGCATTTGTGGAGCCACCATCGTGATTGATGTTACCACTAGCAGGATTGATACTTCCATCGTTAACTTCTTGCCATGTGCGATGTGCGTTCCAACCAACTTCAAATGTAAAATCTCGATTGGTGGCCAAATCAATGACGCGGGAATAAGTGTCATTGTATGGTGGATTAGCTGTACCAAATACAGGATCATATGACAATCTCAATCTCCCACGGTGCATCTGTGAGGCAACAATTTGCACACGAAACTTGATTGTGCCGCGCCAATGGGAGAAGGGCAGGGCCACCGTAGCCATCGGTGCAAATTGGATGTAAGTGTCAACTACGTTCTGTTGTAGGGGAGTGACGTTCATCTCTCGTAACACTGTTCCATCAGTGTTAGCTTCGGTCCAAGTAGATGTTCCAAGATAGCACTCCTTTCCTGCTATGAACTTCATTGTCATCTCATCTGTGTCTCCCAGGCCGACAGTGCGGGGATCTACACAGAGTTCTTGCTTACTGTCCAAAGTGAGTTTGGTTACACCTTCGTGAGCATCAGTGTTTGCTAAATTTCCAACAGTGACTGGTTTGACGCGCACTAGATCTGAAACAATTGTGGGACGTGAAAAGCCAAAGAAATGGGCAAATCTTCCAACTCCTGCTGCAGCAATTTCTGTAGCGCGTGCATATGGTTCCAAAACAGGAATGCTCGAAAGCATCCCTGCTGCACGAGCAACAATTGAAGCAGGTTTGGATACAATACCAGTTCCATACTCATCACCGGATTGCGCCGTCATCCGTGTAGGCGCAGAGTCTGGTGGATGTGGGAGCAGCGTGTGATTCCGGAAGTAATAAATGACTGCATGAAGCACAAGTGTGAGTGCACTGATGAGACCTACAAGTGCTGTCTCAATGTGAGAGCATCCTGATTGTGCCGTATAAGTACCGTAGTCATTATTTGTTGGAGCTGCCATCTTCACATTGTCCATCCAGGCAAAAACTGTAATCTGGGCTGTGCCTGTAGCAGAATTGGCATGGAGTAGATTATTGAAAGAACGTAATCTCAACCTACCCATTTCTTCGGCAGTACTCCCAGCCAACTCAATCCAATTGTCAGGACAGAAAAATGGAAGCACCATCTCCCCGGCTTCGCTGGAAGTAGGATCAATAAAAATGTGGGGTTTCATGGACTCTTGCATTGTAACAATTGTACCATTAGTTGTGGTGTTGAAGTTATCATAATTGGGACGAGGTGTGTAGCTGGCCATCGCACGACCATACAAAAACGGGTTACCGTTGATGGTGATGCGAATATGAATGTTACCTCGTAGCAACTTGAAATTTTCGACGCGCTTCTTCACAGAAGCATCATTCAGGAAGAGAGACCACGGATCAATGGTCGTATCGAAACTCCCTGAAGCTACTGTCCAGATGATCTCATGAATTTTTGTGGGACGTGCGAGGAAGTCTCCTAAGTCGGCGTCACCAACATATCCCGCATCAAAAGTTGGATCTGGCTCACTCTTGATAACGTTTTTCCATGAATCATCCTGGTGATGAAAGGCGGTGATCTGTTCAACATGCTCCTTGGGAGCGGCGGTGTAAATGTTTATATTTTTGTTTGTGTTTGTTGTAGTAATGCAATATGTACAAAAATGGAATGAGAGCATCAATTCATTCCACAAGGTGGCTTGTGGATGGGCTAGCTAAGCCCTCTCCTAAACAGGAGTAGCCCACGAGGGAGCTGCTTTATGTACAAAGCGTTGAAATTTTTATATACAAGGCACAAAATATGAAATTCCACGTAACCATATATACACAGACTTCTTTGGTTTAATGAGCATGAAATCATACGCTCAGAGGGATGCTTTTATAATGTCTTCCCAGGACAATGCTTGTTTACTCGTCTGAGAGTACGTCTAGGCCGGAAAAATCCGCCCCAGACACGGGGACCCCATTGGGGATGTACTTCTCATGCCATGTGGCAACGCGGTCTTCAAAAGTATCGTAGAGTTTGCGACACATGTGAGTAATACCGGCTTCTTCCGCAACTTGTATCATCTGTTCTTGACGCATTCTGAAGTGGGCTCGTCCGTAATAGAACCACTCCTCTAGAGCGCCATCGATGTTCATAGCCGCCTGCTCGCCAGGAGTGACAAAACTCGATTTCAACACTGCAAGCAGGGACTTAAAGATAGAGTTCTCATCAAGTTTGCCCACATACATTCCTAGCTCTGGGAAATACTCGTTATGACGTTTCAAATAGTCGCACAATGCATCTTCCATAAAGGGTACAGGAGTAGATTCCTTATCAGGCATTGTGATCACAACACCAAAAGTTGCGAAAACATCTCTGACAGCAATGTGATTGAACTTATCATAACCAGGCTTGACTGAACCTTTGAAGTCGTCACCATATGTAGAAACACTGCACACATCAGCAAAATCTTCTCCATTCGGATAAATCGTGTAATATGCGCATCGCAACAACAACGAATTGACAATAGAATTTACATAAACTGTCAAATTGTGTCCCGAGGGAGTTGACCCAAACAATTGGATCAAGTCACCATTATATGCCATAACGGGATACACAATGTCAGTTGCAAGACCTCTCATTACTGTCAGATCACGTTCAGTATAGTTTCCAGTCATCTCAGCTATGTCACACATCATCCGGAAAGCGGCAGAGGTGAACTGTGCGGGTGTTCTCAGATCGTATTTTGAGTAGTCCCCAGCAAGAATCCGATTTGCACCAAATTTCTTGATATGGGCCTGCAATTGATCCCACTCTGGTCCGTGTGCATTGATCCCTACTGCGCATTCGGACAGAAGGGGATTAACTGACAAAAGTCTCGCAATTGGTAAATAGTATTTCCTAACCAATAATTGCAAAACAATAGGAGATGCTTGAAAGACTCGAACCTTCTTCTTACCTTTCTTGGTTGGTTCATCCTTAAGACAACCACGAAACAGCGCATAACATCTCCTACCAGCAAGGTACTCAGATTCCCATCTTTCTGCTTCTTTCCAGAATTCTGAAGGCAATGTGCGCGGACACTTGTGTTCCTCAGACGGTGGCAGATCAATGAGATACTTGTTCTTTGGGGAATTGATTGGATAGCCCATGGAAGTTTTAGACTTGAGTGCATCAACAAAACGAATACCATCTTGGCCTGAGACTGTCTCAATTTCTGAAAGAGGTCGGCATGCAGTGACGAGTGCTGGAATTGCAAGAAGTTTGACAAAACTTTTCTTCAAGCAACGGAATGATCTATCCAACAGAGATTGTTCAACTCCTTGTGAAGGTTTTGAAGAATGGACCAAAGAATCACGAAATGCAGTACCTGAACCAAAGTCTGGTCCAGCATATTCCGTATGATAGTTACAAACTCGTTTCACAATGCTCGCAATTGGAGTAGGAATCACATCGGAAAAATACTTGCATCGTCCTTTCACAGACCCGTGTACATCAATATTGCTACCTTTTTCTAGAAAGCGTGTTGGAGATTTGGCATGAATTTCTGCACTCTCAAAAAACGTAATACCGAGATGAGATTGGTAGAGAGTACCAGATGAAGCCACATCGAGACCTGACGGATGCTCGGTGTGGTATCTGATAAGAGCCTCCTCAACCATTGGTTTGGTGATCACACCAGCACAACCATCTGGCTTACCAGTGTTGCCTCCCAGGTGGAAACCAATTATGGCAGATCCAACGCCATCAGAAATCAAGGGGGCCATGCACATACCCTCGAATGTATTTACATCTAGCTTGTATTCATAACCACGAAATGTGGCCATGTTTGTTGACAAGAGGTGCTTTCTCAAAAGAGGTCTGAATTTTCCTGTCTTCAACAGCGTTCCGTCCTTCTGGCGATAGATCATCTTTGCCGAGGAGCAGTCAACAATCTCGTCAGGGAAGTAGTCCAATATCGAAGCAAAAGGTCCACCTCCATTTCCTTGGAGAATGGAATAGTCCGTACCTGGAATATGCGTGGCTGAGTCAAGAGAAGCCTTCATAGAAAAATAGGCACCAACCTTCTCTTCTCCTTTCCGATAAAACTCGAAAGTACGTGCGTCTTTAGTCAACATGTGACGCGGTAACATCACAGAGTGACCTTTGAGCGCGATTGCATCGCAAAATGGAGCCACTAGCATACTGTCCTTTCTCCGGACATACAACAAGTTCTTACTCAATGTTGTGCATAACTGTTCACAATTTGTGCTTTTACTCTTGTGAGATATCGGCAAGGGGGTACTCTCGACAACAGCCCAATCGCTTTTCTCCGCGTCCCTCTGTTCGACCTCCTCAATGGAAGTAGGCGCAAGATTTCCTTGAGCATCCATGTCTGTTCCTTTGTAGGCTCGATAGAGCCATAATGCTGTAGAGATGAATGCAATACCTCCAAGGATGTACTTCAGCGCAGTATCTTGGCGAATTTCACGAAGACGGATCAGGCACTGATGGCTGTTCTCCTCACGTCGCATAAGTATGTCAATTGAAACTTTCATACAAACAACGGCAAACAAATAATATGCCACTGCAAGCACAAAAAAGACACACGCGAAGCGTGGAAACCTGTGCGCTGCAAACAGTGCCAGTGCAAAATTCACGTACACAGATACAGTCAGAAAACGTAACGTCATCGAATATCTCTTGCGCAGCATGTACACTCGGAAATTGGTGACAATTTGAGTCTCCCAAAAAACATCAGGAATCAGACGGTACCAAAAAGTAATCCGAGACGTTACATAATAGTGCAAAGTAGACATCACGACAGCACTTGTGCGTTTGACAAGCCATCTCTCCATGAAATTGAGATTGCCAAAAAAGTAGTTGAATGCTGAAGTAAGGAACCACCAACCGAAAATCCGACGCACAGATCGACCGAGATGGGCTGCGTATTTAGGTTTCTTGGCAGGTGTCCTCGTAGGCTCAGGCACTTCTTCATCGGAAGAATGTAGACTGACATCTTCATCTCCATCACATTTGCAAATTACATGCTTACACTTGGGACATTTGTTCATCTTGTCCGTTGCTTGACCATTGTTTTTGAGCATCAGTTTTTGTTCTTCAAAGTGCTCAACAGCTTTAGCTAAGTGATATTCAGCATAGAGTTTGTATGAGATATTTACGAGCTTGACGCCTTTCCATTTGACTGGCTCCAATTCATATTCACCATTGTCTTGTCCTTTGACTTCAATAGCCTCAAAAATGGTGATGTTGTAGATATCAGGAAATAGTTCATCCCCAAATGTCTCTGACACAAGTCGCTTGTCCAATTTCCCATTGAGAGAGTACTCTGGCTTAAGTTCAATTTTATCGCGAGTACCACGTCGAGCAGCGGCAACCTTGTAATTACAGTAGGCATCCATACCTCCATCAGCAAAATTTGCTGTTCCAGCCTGAACTTTGTGCTGAATACATGTCACTCCTTTATCTTGCACCTCAGCTTTAAGGGCATAGGTACGGATGTTATTGGAGTAATCGATCCAGCGTCGTGACGGATTGGACTCCGCCGTAGCCATAGTCTCAGCACCCATGTCATCAAAGATGAATGCTAGAGTGTCTGATTTTGCATTAGAAACAAATTTATCTGTGGGATTGATTGTGACAACTCGTTTGGGGTCCTTGTGATCTTCACCAATTTCGCACAGCAGTGCTCTAACCATTTTGTTCACGATAGTTGATTTACCAATTGCTGAACGCCCAAAAATAAGGAAAGTATAAGGAGACTCTCGCAATGTGCCACCTTGTGACTTGGCGAGAAATTCCATTCTCCACTCCTGAATTTCAATGAAGCGATGATTGATAACAGATTTAGACATTCCATCAGTTGCAAATTGCTTCGCGTGTCCGTATCGCCTGAACAAACTTTGGATGGCATTGGCGAGATCAACCTCTGTCTTGATCACATTTGGGGCTGTGTCGTCAGCATTGAGGAGCTCGAGATTACCAGCGGAAAAAACACGCATAGCATCACGGACTCGCATGTAATCCTCATCGAGTTTCCGAGCGTCTTGATTGTCATACAGGAATGGACGAAGAGAACCAGTAGTATGTGATTCATAGCCAGCTTCCACAAAGTAACTGACTGTAGACATAACTGCATCCATCAGGTCAAAGCATGTTTTGTGTTTCTCTTGGGCATTGACTGCGAAGAGGGTGAGATTGCCAAGTTTGATATTGACATCAGCTGCTTTGCACATTCCTGCAGCCACACAAATCGACAAAATGCGGGATACATGTGAAAAAGCAGGTAGACTTCGTGCTTCACGCCAATTGGTCACAGCAAAACGAAACTGCTCTAACCACAATGGCACTGAGTCATCAAAAATGTCTCCAGATTGGGCCGAATATCCATCAAGATCAACATCAGAAAAAAGATCTTTGATGAAGGAATAAACGCTTCCTTTGAGGTATATCTTCAAGTGCTTAGCCAAAGCTGCAGAAAACCCTTTCCAGCTTCTACAATCGGCCAAGACAACCAATAAAAGCAAAATTTCCTCAAGTTCGGAGATCAAATGGTCACAATCAGCATTTTTTCCTGTTGCCAACTTCTGTAAAGCTCCTATTGTGTCATAGACACGCTCAAAACGTACAGAGCCAGGGCTCGAATGTGCCATGTAACCAGTAACATTCTCCGGGAGTACAGGAGTCTTATTCTTCTTACGGTTAGTGCGCCATTGGATTTGCTTGTGTTTCATCCTCATCATTTCTTTGTGTCGTTTTTCATGTTTCATGAGACCACGGGATCTCTGTTGATAACGTTCTCTCCTGTAGTCTTTATCTTCGATTCCTGATTGCATGTAATATCTCTTTGAACGGTGATAGAGATTGTAGTAGAACCTGAATTTTGGGATGTATCGCACACATGCAACAACAATGAAGCACATGTATATGATTGGGGGAGAAAAAACAATGAAGGGCAAAAGGGCATAGAATGCATCGGACATGTTAGTCAAAAGAACTGAGATATATCCAATGATCCAAGAGACAAGGAGACGGCGACTGATCTCAAGAGCATCAATGTGCTTGTAAAAGAACAGTTGCCAGGGCAGGGTGGGCTCATATCCGCTCTGAGCGGAGTAGAGTTTGTCGGTTCCAATATTTGATCCAGGACCTGTAGCAACGCGATTGCTCACAACCATATCTTGAAAATGCTGATACATGTATGTGAGCTCCTCAGGATGATTTTTCCACTCATAATTCCTGTGTCGCCATGAAGTGTCCGGTTCAATTTTATATTTGGGTTTCTGAAGAGGCACTTTTTTCTTCTTTGACTTTTTCCTCTTCTTCTTTGATCCGAAAATCATACCTAACAATGTGTATATGTCAGTGCACAGTTCAAGGACGAAGTCGCCGTATGCCCAATGTAAGAACTTAAAGAAATACTCACAAAAGAGGAAACCAATCCAGGGCAAGGGACCTTCGAGCATGATTATCCACGTCATTAAGAACACATGATGTGACTTCATTCGGGTTAGATCAAGACGAAAAGTACGTGCAATTTGCATCGTGAAAATGGAAGCCAAAAATGGAAAGAAGGCGAGTTTCGTGTAGACGATACCTTCCATAAAGTCAGAGTACTGACATGGCTCACATTCTGCAGTTGCTTGTGGCAGCGTATAGAAGTAAGTGTTGTTGGGGTGCAATTGTTGCAGGGGGTTTGGGGTGCCTTCCAAGGCAAAAGTGTGTCCGTTCGCAGCAAATGAATTTAATGATACACACGTTGCTAATGCATGTACCAAAACCGGTCGTGGTTGAAATTCCTAAGCTTTACTCGCATGAGCTGCTTAGTCAGGTCACCGGCTTAGGGCGTGAGAATTTGCATTAACGCGCCAACCTAATATCTTGGATTCTGCCTCATCGGCTGGACAACCAAGCTGTCCATGTTGAATGCAACACTGGGAGCGAAACTTCTCAAGGTCTCTTTTAGAACTCCACAACGTATTACATCCTCACTCATTTTGCAAGGATATTGCATTTCTAAATCTCGAGCAACGTCTTACATGGTCGTTGCGTCTTTACAAATGTTCAAGTGAATCCTGTAGTTATATCTTCAATGAGAAATGAAATCTACCTCGTTAAAGGGTTTCTGAAAGTCTCTAGACAGTGAACCAGAATCCACCGTTCCAAAAGTGCTCGATCATCAAAAATGATTGATCCAATTAAAACGGCTTGGAATTTGATACTGCAAAGCTTGTAGCAGTCACTTGAAGTGATTGTCAAAATTAATCAGTTGAAGTGGCCATCAATGAATGACGGTGGAACAATTGAAAGAACTGTTCCCGAGTACACTTCTTGATCTAATGATGCTCTTCACAACTTAAAGTGGCAGTTTTAAGGTCATGCTGACCTATGTATTCTATCTATTATGTAAATATATAATATGTAATATGTAGTAATATGTAAATATGAAACTGTACAAAAAAGTGTTAAGTACACTATAATACAACAATCACGGATGTGGTGGTCTTTCCTCAAAATAGTAAATATGACGGAAAGGAATCATAGTTGATTCAATATATATCGTTAGAAATCCGAAATTTCCGAAAAAGTATGGTTAAAAACCAAAACAAGTCCGAAATTTCCGAAAAACAACGGTACACATCAAATACAACAAACGACACAGCAGAGGAACAAACCTCTGCTG